CCCAGCCGGATAGCGTACACGCTCGATGCCGTTGCGGCTGTGGTGCCGCCTGCATCAATCACCATGTCGTCCGCCAACGCGTCCAAGTAGGTGCTGTTCATGAAGCCTGAAAACCCGGAAGCATCGCCGCCGGTTCCGGTGCCGTAGAATACCTGCTTTTCAAGCTTCGCCAGTGCTGCCTGCAGGTGTCGCGCACCTTCACGGGCAATCAGTGCCTCAGCTCCACCATCACGCCAGGCATCGGCCACGGCCATGTCGACAGCGAACGAGAAATCGACGATCTTCAGCGACACCGACACAACCGTGTCCTCGCTGTTGTCGTTCTCGCGTCCGTCGTTCTCTGACCGAAACCCCACAACCGGGCTGCCCGTGTACTTGTTGTACTTGTGGGTGGTGCCACCGTCTGCAGGTGCAATGCGCGGCATTCGTGCCACGGTCGGCGCAGCCAACAGCAGATCACTGGTGCTCGTTTTTGCCACGTCCAGCGCGTCTGCCACAAACTCCGATACTGTGAAATAATCGTTCGCCATTGTTTAGGTCTCCTCAATTGCTGGTGGCGTGTGAACGCCCGTTGATGTTGATGCGCCCCAGCATTCCGCCCCGCAGGCTCGCCGCCTGCCGCTTCTGGGTGTCCTCATGGCTGCCGAAATTGACCGGCTTTGACTCGCCCAGGTCAATCGCTGACAACTTCCCGCTCAGCTCTGCAATCGTTGCATCACGGTCGCTCAACTGCTGCCGCAATTCATCAATGAGCAGATCCTGACATTCCCCGTAGGTTTTGCCGTCCGCAAACCACTCGCCGCCCTTCGCGCCGAATGAAGCGATGAAACGCTTGCACTCTGCTGCGAAATCTTCGCGCGTCGGCTGCGGGTCGGCTGGTGCCTGTGATTCCGGCATCGGCTGTACCCTTTCAACTTTCAGATTGTGGCGAGACAAAAACCGCTGAACCGCAGCAGCCACCCGCTGCGGGTCCGCATCAAACAGTGCCAATTGTGGAACGTCCGAAGACAGCCCCAACGCAAACTCCAGCATCCGGTCGGCTTCGTCCGCCACTTCCTGACCACGGCGAAACAGCCCGTCAGGATTTGCCGCTGGACTGTCCACCACGTCAGCCGCTCGCAGTGCACTCATGCGTGCGTGCGGGTAGTTGTTCTTGTTGTCCTCGTCTGGGCTGACAAATCGCCCGTTGCTTGTGTTTTCCGCCGTCAATGCCTGCATGGCATCCTCGTTTACGTCAAACACGATGGACACGCCGAAATCTTCCGGCGATGTTTCCGCCAACGTTATGACGTAATCCGCCAGATTGCCATCCGGTGTCTTCGTTGCTGCCTCAGCAAAATTCAGATCGGCAACGACCTTGTTTCCGTCCACTCGTGCGTTATCGACCTTGCCCAGATAGCTGCCCAATCCATCGCTGCTCATGCCTGGGTGAGTGAATCGCGCTTTCAATCCTTCGTTGCGTGCATTGATGGCGTCGGCTGTGGCCTGCAGGAATGACGCATCCACCCACATCTGATGGCCTAACGCCTCGCCGCGTGTAATCACGCTGACGCCACGGACTACGCCAAAACCAAACCGCCCGCCGGTGCGGTCCACTCGGTCAATACCTGTAGCAACCCGTGCTCGGAAATGCTTCAGCGGTGCCGCGATGATGTCATTCACGTCTTTCATTGTCGGCCCCTGCTGTTGTTCTGTGGTGCCTCAACGGCTGCCTCGTCTTCGTCGTTGTCGTTGCTCGTGTCGCCGCTCGCGTCTGGTGCTGCCGGCATTGCGTCGGACTGCTGGGTCTGCCCGTAATCCAACACCACGCCACGCTCTGCCGCGTATTGCTGTGCTCGTGCAATGGCGTCAATGTTTTCCTCGAACTCGCCCCGCCCGGCTTCTTTGCAGATCCGGTATGGGTTGTCCAAACCGGCTTTGATAGCTGCCACGTTGCCCGATATCTCTTTAGCGGGATCCCACCACGGCATTCCCCTGTGAACCCATTCAAACGCCAAATCCGACACCCGAACACCTGCCGGCACCGTCAACTGACCGGACACAATCCAACCCTGATACAGCCACACGGTGATTTTGCGCAAAAACTCGGCCACGTCGTCGCGCTTGCTCTGGCAGGCCCGATCATACAGCAACCATGCCGCCCGGCTGCCGAAAAAATTCGTGTGCGACTCGTCGTAGAAATTGAATGGCAGATCCAACGCTTTCAGTGCGATGGCCAAAACCACGCTGATAAATTCGCGTGTGTTGCTGCCGGGATTGTCGGACTTCAGGAAATCGGCTTTGTCGCCGGGATCCAGATCCAACTGCACAGGCCCCTTGCCGAAATCAACCTGGTAGCCGTTCGCGTCGGTGCCGCTTGCAATCCCCACGCTGTCCTGTGCATCGCGATAAAACACCAGTGCGAACAGTTGCTCCACCTTCATCTTCGCCAGCGCGTAATCGATGCCCTCGTACACGTCGCGGAATGAATTGATTGCGGCTGCCAGCGGGGAAATGCCGCGTACCTGGTCGAATCGCTCGAAGTACCCGTGCTGAATGATCCGGCTGGCCGGCACGTTTCGATTCCAAATGAACCGCCCGTTGCCGATTCGGTCGTAAATCGCAACCTCTGCCAAGCCTCCCGCTGCATTGACCCGAATTCCGTTGATCCATGCGGTGTCTTCCGTGCCCTCAACATCCTCGGGCTGCCGGATTCTGTCCGCCTCCAGTGCCTGCAACTGCATCGACTGCAGCTTGAGCGCAAACACGTCGCCGTCTTTGGTCCGGCACGCCTCGAACAGCCTCAGCATTTTCCGAAATGGAAACCGCCCTGCCGCATCGCAATTCTGCGGGCGTTGCCACTCAGTCATCAGTGTTTCGATTTGTGCGTCCAATGCGGAATCCCCAGTCCGGGACTGGAAATCGAACATTGAAACGTAGTCCAGATGCTTCCGAATTGCCCACGCCACCAGCGCGAAATTGCGGCTCAGGTCTCGTGCCGCTCCCAGCATCTTGTGCCGGTCGCCGTTCTTCAGCTCCTGATCCTCGTGCTTCAGGATGCTGCTAACGGGCTTGCGCTTGCCGTTCGTTTTGATGGCGTCGTAGCCACTTTGAAACATGCCGGCGATGCGGTTCTGGAATCGCTGCAGGGCAGTCATTGAAAGCCCCCCAGATACACCTGCGCGGCTCGTGGTCTCCGTCGCGCCTGCCCGGTACAACGTGCGATTTCGTCGTTGATCCGGTTCAAGACTGCTTGCCGTTCTGCCATGCTGGCAAACGTCGTGCTCTGTCCATCCACGGAAATGCTCATAACGCCCGTGGAAATTGCTTCTTCCAGAGCGTCGCGTCGGGCTTTTAATGTTGCAAGGTCGGCCATGCTGGCACAATACGCCAACACGCCGACCATCGCGAATACTCAGGTTTCGCCGGGCGAAATCAACCCGTCACATTTTCTCGCCGAATCACACGGTATCGCTGCCCACAGCCTCTGCAGGTGCAATACTGCCAGCGGATCCGGTTGAACGGCTTCCCGTCTCGGCTCATGCCGGAAATCTGCCGCACCAGTGACCCCTCGTACCCGTCGCGGTCTGTGCTGTGGCAACGTGGACACGCTGCCGGGACTTCCTCAACCACCTCATCGGCAATGGGTGTCTTTTCCGTCGCCTTGATCGGCTGCGGTGCCTGCCAGCCTTTGGTTACGTTGCTGCGTCTGCTCATAGGTAACTCACTTTCCTGCGTGTTGCTGGTGTCTGCCTTGTGTGTGGCCCTCCGACCACTCGGGAATAGTGTACCTTGCCACTGATGCTTACGGCAACGATTGCCCCGCAAAGTGTGTCGAACCAATGGTTGTCTGGATGCCCCGGCATCTGCTTCCATTCCAAAATCGTGCCGTGCGGTCCCGTGGTCTCGGTCGAATACTCGGATGCTGCCACATGCTCACAGAATCGCCGATGGTCTCCCTTTGGCAGCTCCACCGAACCCGCCCGCCCGCTGTCCGTTGCCAGCCTGCGGTGCACGAATGTTTTGACCGCGTTTGTGTCGTCGAACACATTGCGAAAACCCTTTGCACTCGGGTCTGGCTTCATTGTCCAGGGTATTGCCGCATCACTGCTGCGGACTTCTCCCGGTGCCTTACTGCGCTGCATGATTGGCACGTCAGCCGCTTTCACGCCGCGCCCGAACATCGTAAACAGTCGCCCGGAATGCGGATTCGCTTTGATGGCGGCCCGCACCGCTCCGACCTGGTACCCCCCGTCAATCAGTCCCACATCAAACGGTAACTGCACGCCGTCCTGTCGCTCCCACAGCTTGCCGGTCAGTTCCGTTAGCAATGTCTCCAACGCCGCCTGTATGCTGCGTTCCTCGCTCATGCCCTTGTGCACTTGTTGAATGCTCAGCTTAACAGACCGATATTCAAACGAGTTGTGTTTTTGCTGCGGATACGTGCCGTACAGCGGATAGATTCGAAAGTCTGCGGACACCCCTACAACGGTCCAATACAGCAGCCGCTTCTGCACGTCCACATGAAACCCAACGGCCACCACGTCGTTCGGGAATTTCTGCCACGTCCCCACCCGATCCCGATTGATTTCCCCGGCAGACAAAAACCCGGTGCCGTGGTTCATTCTCAGCGGCTGATTCTGGCATTCGCTCGCAAATACGTCCTCCCCGTCGTCAATCAGGATGTTGTAGGCGTGCTGAATTGCGCTATGCTCGCCGCGTGCGTAACATTCCGGCCATGTTGCCACCGCTCCGGCGTCTGCCCGCTCCCTGTTTGCCAAATAGTGCTGATTGCTCGCCTCAATCGCCCGCCGCCTGTCGTGCGGATCCT